GTTTCATTGCGAATGGAGAGATTAGCTTATTCTCACCGCATGACGTACCAGGTCTCTATGATGCTTTTGGTACTGATACATTTGACGATCTCTATGTACGTTATGAATCAGATGAGTTTACTCCAAGAAAGACTATCGGGGCACAGGAACTCTTTCTAGACCTTCTAAAAGAACGTGCAGAGACTGGTCGTCTTTATATTATGAACATTGACCACTGCAACTCTCACTCTTCCTTTATGGATAAAGTTGAGATGAGCAATCTCTGTCAGGAGATTACTCTCCCAACCAAACCACTTCAACACATTGACGATCCTAACGGTGAAATTGCTCTCTGCATACTTTCTGCTATTAATATTGGAAAAATTAGGGATCTTGAGGATCTTGAAGTTCTTTGTGATCTTGCTGTTAGGAGTTTGGATGAACTCATTGATTTCCAAGGATACCCCGTCCAAGCAGCAGAGATCGCTACAAGAGCACGTCGCTCCCTTGGTATTGGTTACATCGGTCTCGCACACTATCTCGCCAAACAAGGATACAATTACAGCGATCCAGAAGCATGGGAATCAGTTCATAAACTGACTGAAGCTTTCCAATATTATCTAATTTCTGCTACAGTAGATCTGGCAGAAGAAAAAGGTGCCTGTAAATACAGTAATCGAACCAAGTATGGAAATGGAATTCTTCCAATCGATACATATAAGAATGATGTCGATGAAATCGTTGTAAATGAGCTTCACTATGATTGGGAAAATCTTCGACAAAGGGTACTTACCCACGGAGTTAGGAACTCAACATTGTCTGCTCAGATGCCATCAGAGAGCAGTTCCGTTGTGTCAAACGCAACAAATGGAATTGAACCACCTAGAGGATATCTGTCCATTAAGAAAAGCAAGAAAGGACCACTCAAACAGATTGTTCCCCAATACGCGACTCTTAAAAATAGTTATACCCTTCTGTGGGATATGCCTAGCAACGCTGGGTATATTAATATTGTTGCTATAATGCAGAAGTTCTTTGATCAAGCAATTAGTGGTAATTGGAGTTATAATCCAGAAAATTATCCAGACAATGAAGTACCTGTCTCAGTGATGGCACAGGATCTTCTAACTACATACAAATATGGTTGGAAGACTTCATACTATCAGAACACATATGACTTTAAGACTGATGAGGTAGAGGATACCAAAGAAAGTCTTGAAAGTTTAGTCGCTCAATTAGAAAACGCCGAGGAGGAAGATTGTGAGTCTTGTACAATTTAAGACAAACAGCGAGAGTAAAAAACCCATTGTAGATTCCATGACTGTTTTTAATGCAGAGGAATATGATACCAAAAAGCAACCAATGTTCTTTGGTAAACCCTTGGGTATTCAGAGATACGATTCTTATAAGTATCCAATCTTTGATAAATTAACCACACAACAATTAGGATACTTTTGGAGACCTGAAGAGGTATCTCTCCAGAAAGATCGTTCGGATTATCAAACTCTTCGTCCAGAGCAGAAGCATATCTTTACTTCTAATCTGAAGTATCAGATTATGTTGGATTCTGTACAGGGGCGTGGTCCTGGTATGGCATTTATTCCTTATTGCTCTCTTCCTGAATTGGAAGCGTGTATGGAAGTCTGGGGATTCATGGAGATGATCCACAGTCGTTCTTATACACATATTATTAAGAATATCTACCCAGATCCCTCAGATGTGTTTGATCATATTCTGAATGATGACCGTATTGTAGAACGTGCTACTACAGTTACACAGGCATATAATGACTTCATTAATGCTGCTCATCAATATGATAATTCTAACCAATGGTCACACGCTCTAGAAGGAATCACCTATGCACAAGATGCAAGATATGAACTTAAGCGCAAACTCTTCCGAGCAGTTGCAAACGTTAATATTCTTGAAGGTATTCGCTTTTACGTATCGTTCGCTTGCAGTTTTGCTTTTGGCGAACTCAAACTTATGGAAGGAAGTGCAAAAATCATCTCACTGATTGCTAGAGATGAGAACCAACACCTTGCCATTACTCAGAATATTCTGAAGAAGTGGAGAGAAGGTGATGATCCTGAGATGGCACAAATCTTCAAAGAAGAAGAGCAATGGTTGATTAAGACTTTTGAGACTTGTGTTAATCAAGAAAAACTCTGGGCAGAATATCTGTTCAAAGATGGATCTATGATTGGACTCAACGACAAACTATTACAGCAGTATGTTGAATGGGTTGCAAATCGCCGTATGAAAGCAATTGGACTCAAACCTATCTATGACATACCCGCAAAGAATAACCCACTCCCCTGGACGGAACATTGGATTTCGTCGAAGGGTCTTCAGGTCGCTCCTCAGGAGACTGAGGTTGAGTCTTATATCGTCGGAGGAATCAAACAAGATGTCAAAAAAGATACCTTCTCAGGATTCCAACTTTAAAGAAGTTTGGAAGGAGATGGATGAGATAGAACCTCTCACTCCACCTCCTCCTTCGGAAAAATACTTAACTGATGAGGCATTAAAAGCATATAGAGAAGCAGCATTATCTGATTCCTATATGTTTGGTGAATATAATGGATACGAAGCGTTTAAGGGAGAGGACTAATGTCCTCTCTTTTTTTATAAATATTCTTATACTGGAACGCGGTAGCGGAATGAAGTCGTATAGTCAATTTATAACTGAAAAGAAAAAATCTGAAGGTCCTGAAGGCGTAAATCAGGCAGATGTTTCTAAGAAAGCTGCGAAGTATAGACGCGCTGAGAGAACGAAGGGAGCAACTGGTGGAAAGACTACTGGAAGTCTGTCCCGAGGAACTTTGTCGTTCCCTGGTGATAGAAGTGGTGCTACTACTAGAGTAAAAGCTGACCTAGAAGCAAGAAAAGGATTCTCTGGTTCTAAGTCTGGTGGTTTGAAAGCAGATGAAACCAATAAATTTGTCGATCGTTCTGTAAGGCAGACTAGAGCAACTGCAGCAGGTACTCCTGATCCATTTGATCCTAAGACACCAAAGGCACCTTCCAGACCATTTAAAAGTCTTACAAAAACTAGGAGGACTGGATCAACATCTATTCCTGATCCATTTAGATCCTCAACTACAGTACCTCCAATTGTAAAGCAGACTGCTGCCAATAAATATATCCGCAGTATGCAGGATAAAGGTATTAAAGTAAATCAAGACTTTGTAGATGCACAGGGTCTCAAAGCATCTGGTGCTAAACCAGAGATGGTTGGATCAAGAGCACCTTCAGGTGCCGGTGCAAAATTCCGTGCCAAAGCAGATGCTGTTAAAGATATTTCTAAAGTAAAAGATACTAATCTTGATAAAGCACTCAAGAATTTAACAACTACTGGTAATGTAAAAGGCAAATCTACTGGTGTCTCGGGTGGACTTACCGCACCTAAGGGTGGAGTTACGACTTCTCCTGGTGTAGGACCTAAGTCTTACAGTAAATCTGAAAAGACTCTGCAAAAGATGCAGAGACAAATGGCACAGACTGGTGTCGATTCTTCTGGTAAAAAACTTTCTACGGGTGAAAGAAAACGTGCATTCAATGTTTCTAAGAACCCTCGTGCTGTAGAACTTGCTGCAAATAATCCTCCATCTAAGACTTTTGCATCTGGAAAAACTTCTGTTGGACCAAAATTGTCTAAGGGTGGTAAATTAGCATTACCTGGACAAAAAGGTCTACCTCCTACAAAAATTAAATTACCAAAAGCAAAACCAGAACTTGCTAGTAAGGTTAAAGATGCACTTCCAGGATTTAAGGAAGTAAGAAAGGGATCACAAACTCTGAAACCTGCAAGTACTGCTTCAAAGTTCTTGAGAGGTGCAGGCAGAGTAGCAGGTCCTGCTCTCGCCGTTGTTGGTGCTGGTTTAGATTATGCTGATGACAGAGCAAAGGGTTATAACCGCACTTCATCTGCTCTTAGAACGGGTGCTAAGCATCTTGGAGGTGCTGCGGGTGGCGCACTAGGTTCTGTCTTAGGACCTCTTGGAACCGCTGCTGGATATGCTGCAGGGCATTGGTTGACTTCTAAGGTGCTGGATAAATTCCACAAACCTTCTAAACCAAAGAAATTGAAGGAACCAACTGCTAAGAAGAATGTAACTACTGCTGTAGCGGATACATTAAAGGCACCAGCAAAAATTATAGGAGGCGCTCCAGATTCTCCACTTAAAAATCTCAGATAATTTTTAAAACAAATAAGAGGAAACTAAAATGCACATGTACTACAACTTAACCACAGAACAAAAATACATTTTAACTCTTTCAGATACAATGCTGAAAGAGGGATATACTGTCGATGAAGTTATTGAGTTCTTACAATGTGAGGACATGGATCAAGTTGAGTGCATTCTTGGAACTCTTACTCTTACTGAAAGTGTAGATGTAGATCATCCAGATTTAGAATTAGTTGTTGAGCGTATTGGAACTTTAGGTCGTATTGGTTCTTGGCTTACAAGACAGGCAGGTAAATTAAAGGGTGTTTTTAGTAAAGGAGCAAGTGGAGCAAGCAAAACAAAGGTAAATTTAAAACCAACTACTACTAAAGTTAAGTCTACTAATCCAACAGGACCTCTTAAAAATGTTAGAAAGGGAAATAGAGTTACTGGAGATGTTATAAAGAAAGGTTCTAAACTTAAAACAGGATTAAAGGTTGCAGGTGGTATTGGTGCGGCAGCGTTGCTTGCCACGGGTATTGATAGTGTAATGAATAATAGTGATTCTGATTCTGATAATACGGAAGATAATTCAGACAAACCTACTCCTACTACTAAGCCTAGTAGTCCTGGTGATGGTTCGCAAGATGGTACACATAAAGGTGGTAGAACTAGAGCATATGGGTGGTGGAAAAGATCACATGCCAGTTCACCATATGTTGATACAGATCATTTTAAAAATATTAGACGTACAACAAAACAATCTGAGAAGTAATCTACCTAGTAATAGTCCTCTTTACTGAAATAGTACCCTCAACTGGTCGGACTCTTTTCCCATCAGGATCTTGTAGTACGATATCGTAAAAATATTTTCCTGCTTTTAAATTAATTGTACTTGTTTTTATCATTTGGATTTCAATTCTTCCTGATGATCTATCAACAGCGAAGTCTATATTAAATGTACCTGCAACGCTGGATGTCGGATATTTTCTCATGTGAGAACATGCTGTATATCCTGTTAGATTTAATAATTGATTTGATTGTGTATCTTCAAGTACAAACGTCTGTGTGAAGTCTGTTCCAGTGTATATCTGAAGATCAACTATGAATGTTGGTTGCTGTGACATTATGGGCAATTAGTAGAAATTCCTGCTCTCACATCCACGTTGCCTTCTAGGACAACGAGTTTATCTCCACCAGGTCTTGTTAAGACCACATCATATAAGTATCTTCCAGGTTTAATAGTTTTAGTTACAGTATCAGTCATCGATAAAGTAAGTTTACCATTTATAGCACTAGTAATACCAACTGCAAAGTTATAAGCAGTGGAACTATCTGGATGCTTTCTAATTTGAGAAGCACCGGTGTGACCTGAAAGATTTGTTGGTTTACCGGCAAGTTGACTCAACTCAAGATCTTCTGAAAAATCAGAATGAGTATTAATTATTAAATTTCTGACGTAAACGGACATCAGTATAACTCTTTATTGAGTATTTATCAAGGGCTTGACATAAACTCTAATTATCAATAGACTTGGTTTGTCCGGGTTAAAGATAAATAATAGCTCATATAATATATTAGTATGAGTTATGAAAATCCTTGGTTATACTTGGAACGAACTTTTGATACTGATGATGTTGGGGACTACTTTGGTTTTGTTTATCTTATTACCAATAAGTCGAACCAACGACAGTACATTGGGAGAAAGTATTTTTGGTCATTCAGAACTCCAAAGGGAAAGAAAAGAAAGGTAAAGCAAGAATCTGACTGGAAGAAGTATTATGGGAGTTGTCCAGAATTAAAGGAGGATGTAAAAAAATATGGCAAAGAGATCTTCAGTAGAGAAATACTGAGTCTTCATAGAACAAAAGGAACTTGTAACTTTGAAGAAACAAAACAATTGTTTCTTAACAATGTATTGTCTGAGGCACTTGACGATGGGTCGCCAGCGTACTATAATAGTAACATTCTAGGACGCTATATGCGAAAAGACTATGGTAACTTTAGAATCAACTCTAAAGAAAATTCATGATTGGTCTATAGACCGTATTCACCATTTGTCTGAAAATTATCCAGATTCTGAATTATATGAGAGTCTGGAAGACGCATATTCTATTCACCAAGAATTTGCCGAATGGTTAGATCCTAACAAAAAAGATCATGACGTAATTTCACTAGAATACATAGGAGATGAGGATGAAGGAAACATCTAAAATCTTTAAGAGAAAAATTCTTGATAGAATTAAATATCTTACAAACCACGGTAAACATCTTGAAGCATCTGCTCTTTATAACAAATTTTTTAAAGTATGAAAAAAATTATTGCCTCACTGGTTGCTGCGGCGGCGGTTGCCCTACCTGCCCTTTCAGACCCCCTAAAAGATAACGAATATTATACCAATCATTCGATGGGATGTATGTTACTCAGAGAGTGTAAGGATGAAGTTAAAGAGGTCTTCAGTCTTTTGGATG